CCTTGTTAGCCATCAGTTTACAGTCGTGTTTCCGCCCAGAGAGATCTGGAACATGTAAGGGAATCCGGTTGCAGGATCCGTCATTCCTTCGACACTGAGGATGGCATGAGTCGACCAATCAGGAAGAACGAACTTATCCCGAGGGTCCACAGGCTCTTTACGTCCCTCCGCTCCATTTGCTGCAATAGGCTGTAGGATAGTCACTTTCGCCAGTTGCATCACATCTTGACCAGAGTAGGAACGAACCAATTGCTGATTGTACTCAACAATTGCCAATCTGCTCACAGGACTCGAGTAGATGGGCTTCCCGTAGGAATCATCCTCGAGCCAGAGATGATGCTGGACATACACCTGTAGTCCAGAAGTCACTCCGTTTGCAACTGCAATTGCAGAACGGACAGTGTCGGAGAGGGCCATTAGGCTCTCACCAACTCTCTAGTCATTTGCTTTCGGGCACGAGGTTTTCCCCACCAAGAGGGAATCAGATTGATCACTGCGTCGGGAACGACCTTGGGAGTGATGGAGTCCTTGAAAGCAAGTGACACAGGACCCGCACTCAGGGACTTGATGCCCTGAGTCTCGATGTCCGAATTGGCAGTTGTGTCCGAAACAATGAGCTGACGTGCGAATTCCGCTGTAGCTTCCTTGAGTCGATCCGGAATCTCGTAATCCGGAATATTGGAGAGTTGGAGAAAGTCCAAAACACCACTTCGAGGCCACTGAAGACTTTGAGTAGTGGTAGTCGACCACTCTACCCAGGAATACATCGAATCCAGAAGTCGTGTCGCCATGGTCAGGGCGACATTCTTCACTTCTTCGATGTTGGACCCACCAGTGAATGAAGTCTTAGCAGTAACGGAGATGGAGCCTGTTCCGGAGATGGCAACTGAGATTCCACTTAGACTGGTGAGTGCTGCGGACACAAGAGCGACAGTGTTCTTCGCAGGATCGATGGCTCCAGCAATTCCAGTTCCAAGGGTGACGGTGATATCGGTGTCAACGAGAGCAACACTCATTGGCTGGCTATTTCCAGCTGCCAGAACCGCTTCGGCTGTCCAGGAGTTTCCTGCTGTTCCAGGTGCAACGACAGTAAGGGTGATTCCTCCGATGACCACACTCGCCGAAATGTTTGCCGGCCATGCGGAGGAATGCAGTCTCGTCTCGTGGTATGCATCAGCTTCTGCAACAGTGCAGTAGCTGTTTGCAGTCGGCGAACCGGGTGTGGTGACGAGAATTGGAGTGGACATGGTTACCTGGGAACTGCCGTGATCTTCAAACGAGTGCCACCTGCATAGGTCCCTGTAGTCGTGTATTTCACACGATACATGTTCCCAAGCAGACCATTGAGGATCGTGTTGGCAGTGAGAGATCCATCAGTACAGGTGGTGGCAGCAGCAAGAGCGACATACGTTGTGACTGCGGACACCTTCCTGGCCGAAGCAGTCGTCCACTGAAAGCTCGCCACATCACACCACGTGATTCCACCGTCGATACTCGTTTGGACGTATGCAGTCGCATTCGTCCCACCCGAGCCATAGGTGAAATTTCCTTGAATCGCGATGTAGCGACCAACAGTGAATTCTCTTCCAAGAGGAACTGGGTCAGTTGTGACTGCCGTGACTGCTGTCGTGACAGTAACGTCTACCAGCGTTCTCCAACTCTGCGCCGAAACTGGAACGGTCAGCGCAAAGAGAAGAATGGAGAGAAGAGCAACTCGCCGCATTACTCCTCCCTTCTACGACCACGACGTCGCGGCTGTTCTTCGACAGGAGTCTCGACCTGCTCAACAGGAGCAGCCTCGGGAACAGTTTCTCCTGGAAGAACATAGAGGTCCCCATTGAAGTCCTTGGCGTTGATCGTGACCGTTCTCCCAGATGCTCGCTGAACGACGACCATGGTCTTCATTTTGCTCCTTATGCGCTCTCGAGCGCGTACTTGAGAACCACGTCGAGATAACTGGCATCAGTCACGTCGGCGTTCGTCTTGCCGATTGTGATCGCGGTATTCGCATCGTTCGCGGTGAACGACGCGCCATCAGCCAGAACGACTCCCGCCGTGTCACCAACCCGAACCACGGTGTCCTTCAAGAGCGCCGCTTGTCCGAACGCCACCAGCTTCCGGCTGGAGGTGGCCAGTGTCCCGAGGATGTCCACCGTCGTCACGGCACCGGCAGCGTCGCCGATCGCGACGATGGAGGCGTCCACCAGCCGGTACTTCCAGCCGGGGATCGCCGGGAGAAGCGTGTGACCCGCGTTGACCTGCACGACGGTGACGCGGTGACGATGCTCGTGCGCCACGCCCGGATAGCGGATCGCACCATTGAACACCAGCGGTGCCTCGGCATCGCTTCCACCGTAGAACGTCGCCGCCGTGAGAGTCGCCTCAGGCTCGTCCTTCGTGAGCGTGAACGAGTTCCCGAACGCCCCGCCGCCGATCGCCGTCAGCGTAACGACGCCGCCGGAACCAGACGCATCGATCGTCGCGGAGACCGTCGGGTGGGCCACACCGTTGGCCGCCATGTAGTCCTCACCAACGCCTTCCGTCCCGCCGGACTTGTTGATGCAGCGGACGAGGCTCAGCCACGTCGCATCAGCCGATCCGCCCACCTTCACGTCCCCGGCAGCGGCGACCGCCGTCTGGAACGTATAGGTCACCTTGTTGACGACCACGAGCTTCGTGGCCGTGACAGGTGTCGCCGAATAGGTGATGACGTTCTTCGCCGGGACACTAGAACGAGTCCGGATGTACCGACTCTGAGCTGCACCACTGCCGACCGGATAGTCCTTGGTCGCGAGCATGGATCAGCCTCCTTACGCCTTCTCGATCGCGTAGTCGAGCAGCAGGTCGATGTGCGCCGCGGTTCCGAGTCCGCTTCCGCCGGACTGCTTCGTGATGCTGATTCCGGTGTTCGCGTCCAGGACCGCGAACGACGCGCCATCGGCGAGGACCGCCGACCCGCTCGCGCCCATCCGCAGAACCACGCTGCGGTTGAACGTCGCGGCGATCGAGTTCACCACGGGGCGAACCGCCGATCCGCCCTGCGTGGCGAGCAGATCCACGCTCGTCGCGGTGGCGGCGTTGCCGCCGATCGCGATCATCTTGCAGTCCACGAGCCGGTACTTGAACCCCGGGATCGCAGGGAGAACAACGTGACCCGCGTTGACTTCAGCCGTCGCCACGCGGTGCCGCAGCGTGTGCGTCACACCAGGAATCAACGGACCAGCGTCGAACGTCAGAACACCGTTGATGTACTTGGGTTTGGCTGCACTACGACCAGCAGGATAGTCCTTGATCTGCATCGAGTTACTCCTTTTCCTTTGCGCTCGTCGGGATTTCCGACCTTGGACGCTAGGAGCAGCCCGACACACTGCTCTTGCTGGAAACGAGGCTAGGAGGGAGGGACACGATCTCCCTCCTAGCCCAACAGGAGATTACTCGCCGACCATGCGACAGGCGAACTCAGGACGCACGCACTTCACACCGTACAGGATGTCGTACGCGAAGCGGGTGCGCTTGTGCTGACGAGACACCTCGAGCCGCAGCGTGAGACCGCTGATCGGATCGACTGCCGACATGTACGTGCCGAGACCCATCGGATCCGCGCCAGAAAAGGGCCTGGTGGCCAGAGCGAACGCATCGCGGTGGAACAGCATGTTCACGCGATAGGTGTCGCTCGCGCCGAGGACGGTGACGACTTCGGACGAGGACGCGGCCTTCTTCAGACCAGGGTAGATCGTCATCGCGGTGGTCGGAGCGGTGCCGGTCGGGGTGACACAGACGTACTGCTGATCGTCACCAGCGATGGTGAAGATGTCGCCCGCGAGGATCGAGCCAGTGCCACCAGTCAGGTTGACCGTGGTCGCGCCAGCCGCGTTGGTGCCCGTCGTGGTGCCCGCGCCGTTCCACGTCCCGGCGGTGTGCGAGGGGACGTTCTGATCCATGAACCAGACCGCGCCGAGCTTCTCACCGATCTGACCCTTGATGATGCCCTGGGTGTCGCCACGATACGAGGTGTCCTGGAACGCACGGAGGCCGAGCGCATTGGCCTTGGCGCGCGAATTCATCACCACGAACCGAGGATCCGCAGGAGTCAGAGTGTCGTTGATGAGCTGGTCGGCCGTGAGGAACTCACTCGTGTCCGTCCCGAACGGGGTGACACCAGGAGTGCCCGACGCGCTGAAGGTCTGCTTGTACAGAGCCAGAATGTCGGCATCGACCTTGTTTGCCAGCGACTTGACCGCCTCGGAAGCCTGCATCGGGATGATGCCATTCATCGCCTCGATGAGATCCTTGTCGCTCAGGAAGAACGGAGCCTCCCACCACTGGTCGAGCG